TGCTGACTCTTTACCTTTTTTAGCTAAATTTGCGCCCCAGTCACCTACTTTATTGACCACTTTTTTAAGCCAGTCAGCCACTTTCTGAGGTAACTGTTTGACATATTCAATGACCTTGTTTACAAAATCGACCGCCACCTCTTTAGCCTTGTTAAGCATATTGAGACGCCACGTTACAATTTTTGTAATTACGTTAACAAGCCAAGTCCACACTTTAGCTGGTAACTGTTTGACAAACTCTATGACCTTATTGATAAATCCTAAAGCGGTCTCTTTCGCTTTTTGAGTCATATTTTTTCGCCAAGTTGTGACCTTGTTAATGGTATTTACAAGCCACGTCCAGACTTTTTTCGGTAACTCTTTGATAAACTTAATCGCATTATCGACAAATTCCTTAAATTTACCGTTATTTTCATAAAAATACTTGAAAAGTCCAGCGAAAGGATTTGTCAAAAATACTAAAATTGTCTGCCAGTTATTTTTAACCCAGTCAATGAGTCCAGTAAAAAAGTTCGGTATAGTTTCTGTAAAAAACGTCTTAATTTTTTCTACAAAGCCACTCACGCCACCGCTGATTTTTTCCCAAAGCCCTATCCAAAACTCCCTAAATGAGTCCGACTTTTTCCACAGAGCTATAAACGCCACAACTAAACCAGCAATTAACGCTATAATAATACCTATAGGGTTAAGGTTCATGACTACATTTAAGGCGGTCTGAGCCCCAGTAACCAATTTAGTTGTCATAGCCCACGTCTTAAACTTGCTTATTATACTGGTGAAATTCTGTATGAGTGACGCTGTGGCTAGTCCAGCCATAGCCGTACCTATACCAGCAATTCCAGCTATAATAACGTCTTTATTATCCTTTATCCAACCAAAACCGTCTTTAATGGCTGGTATAACGGTATCCCTAAAAATAGGTAATACCTCATCTTTAAAGGTTTTAAAGCCATTTATGACCGCTGGTATGACCTCATCCTTTACGACTGTAAAACCGTCCTCGATTTTACCTGTAAACTCCTCTATGTCTACACCCTCAATGAGCTTTATACCCTCCTGTAAAAGGCTGGTGAAGCCATTTTTTACAGCTGTAGTAATAGGTTCAGCCTTAGCTCCCAGCTCTGCCAGCGTTTCCGTATAACTTGCCTGAGCTTTATTAGCGTCGATCACGCTCTTATTAGCCTCTTTATATTTCTCTGACGCCTCACCCAGTATAGAGTCTGTCACCTGTAACATGTACGCCTGTTTTTCTTCCTCTGTGGTACAAGCCTGTAAACCAGCGTTAAACTCGTCTACACTGTAACCCACGCCCTCTAACATTTGCACATATGTACCAGTAGCCTCACTTAAGCGTAAAGTTTCATTAGCACTCTCATAAAATGCCTCTGGCTGAAGTGCGTCCCCAAAACGCCCTACCACGCCTCCAGCTAAGCCAGCCCATTTAGCTAAATCTTCCTCAGCTGTTGCCAATAATGCTATCTGCTGTGACGCCTCTACAGCTTGATCTGTTTCACCTATTATAGAAAACAGCTCCTCATAAGTCTTGGTAGCTTGTTCCGTAGTAAAGCCAGCTGTAGTAAAAGCTGTCTCCAGCTTAGACACTTCATTACGGTACTCTCTAGTCTCCTCTGCTAAACCGATAAAAGAGCCTATGAGGTCTTTTACACCACCTACCATAGAGGTTAAAGCGTTACCAGCAAAAGTAGCTATAGCACCTTTAAGGACTGTAAAACCACCCTCAGCCTCTTTAGCCTCGTCTCCTACGTCATTTAATACCTCGGCTACTGTCTTACCAGTCTTAGACGCTTTCTTTTCTGCCTCGGAGACTTCCTCCAGAGCACCCTCATAATTACTAATCTCATTTTTAACCCTATTAACTACCGCTTTCTGGTTATTAAGTTTAGTAGCGTACTCTCTAGCCTCGGCTGAGTTCTCACCGTATTCTTTTTTAACTTCCTCTAACGTTTTCTCATACTCTTCTAAAAGAGTTTCCTGAGATTTAAGGTTATTATTTAACTGTTTCAGCTTAGCCTTAAGACCATCACTTGACTTACTCCAGTCATCCATAGAGGAACTGACAGCTTTAAACTCACTGTTAGCATAGGCAACCTCTTTTCTAGCCTCTTGCATGGATTTTTTAAGCTCTGATATATCTACCTTAAATTTAGTTGTGGTTTCATTTCCTTTAGCCATTTTCTCACCACCTTGTTAAAACCAGTTGTCACCAGCCTTACGTCTGATCACACCACCGTTATTACCTCTGCCTTGCCTATCATTGCGCTTGTTATAACTTATCGTGTTATTGATAAGGTCAAACACGTCCTCAGCTGGATAGTCCAATAACTTAATAGGGTCTAAGCCAGCGTAGACCTCACACAATGACTTGTTTATATCGAAAAACATTTCTGACAGCGTAAGGTTTACGCTGTCGTTTCCACGTTTTTTGAGTCGTTACCCTTTAAGCTATTGAGCTTATCAATGCCCCACTTATACAGCTCAACCGCTACCGCTCCAAGCTCTGCTACGTCCACGCACTCCAGCTCTGTATCAGTCACACCAAAAGTAGCTTTAATGATCTTATCCAGCTTATCCAGTGAGCCTGTTACAAATTTAAAAATGTCATCCTCATTTTTAAGGTCTACCGTATCCAGTGACTGACCAATATACATAGCCACTCTGTACGGCACTCTGAGACGCTCAGCCTCAGCTGTTCTCTTAACCTCTGTTAACGTGTCATCTGTATAAATATTTAAAACTAATTTCATAGTTATTATTCTCCTCTCCAATTTTCAAAAAATAGGAGTGGTTATATTAACCACCCCTTATTAAGTTACTCTTAGACTGTCGGTGTAGCCGTTACAGTGTCAGGTGTCTGTACTTCTGCGAAAAAGTCAGCCTCTACCACCTTGTTAACGCTTGTGTCTACGTTCACAGCCTTAGCTGTCTTGTTACCGATCTTGCTAAATCTGTGAGTTGTGTTAATGCCTGTAAATGTAAGCTCCTGACCGTTAGCCTCTGCTCCGTCATCTTTGGTAGCATGGGTAGAGTCTGGGATATTAAATTTACCTTTGAGTCTCCATACAAAAATCTCAGTGCCGTCTGTCTTTTCTGTGATATAACCGATAGCAAAATACTTGCTCTCACGCTCACCCTCTACGAACATACCCAGCGTTTCATCATAAATCTGACCTGTAATCTTAGCCAGCACGTCAAACGGAATAGCGGACGCTGTAATAGTTACCTCATCTGAGCCTGTAGACTCAATAACGATAGCTGGTACGTTATCGTAGTAATGAGGCTCACTCGTAGTTTCTGTAGTACGGCTAAGCTCAGCCACGCCAGCTACAGCAAACGGTGTACCACACTCAAAAGCGTCTTTATCGTCTTTAATAACCTCAGCACATACTAAGCCTCTAATACCTCTGTATTCCTGAATATCTGCCATATTATTTACCTCCTATTTATAAAAGTTTTTATTGCTCCTGTCTGTATAACAGACTTATACCTCTGCCCGTGTGGGTATCCTCATCACTCGGCACATCATACCCACCGCCACTGACTATAAAGCCCTTGTCTTTAAGAAGTGCCTTAGCCTCTAACAGTTTTTTGTTAACCAGCTGTGGGTCATTGGTGTAAAAGTTAAGGCTGTAAGCCCATAAAATAGCACCCTCTGAGTTACTATAAAAACTAACCCCATCCGCTGAGTCGTTCCAGTAAGTGAAAAAGTGGTCAGGGTACGGCTCATCTGGTAACAAACTACCTTGTATTTTCACTGGATACCCTAAAGGCTCTAGCGTTTTTCTAAGTAATTCCTCCATAATCAGCCCTCCATCACACTTTTAATCACATTACTTATTACTTTTTCCTGTATCTCAGCCACTTCCTTAGTGGTCTTAGCACCATAAATGGCACTCTTTAGACCGCTTACTGGTTTCATACGTGGCGTACCGTTAACCTCTGTACCTTGCATGAGCAAAATACTTTTTACACCTGATTTACTAAAGTCAAAACCGACTTTAATACTACCAGTCATGCCCTCCCACTCTACTTTCATTTCCTCATCTATAGAGTCTTTGGTGTCACCAGTGGAATATCTACCCTTAGCTGGTAACTTACCTTTAACCATGGCTTTTTCTATGAGGGGGTTAACGTGTTTCTTAGACTCTATGAGAGCCTTTTCTGTGGCTTTCTTCATAAGTGGAGTACCGCCCAGCTCATCCAGCTTACCCATGTAGTCCTCCCAGCCATCAAACTGTAAACCTATTTTTTTACGTGCCACCCTTAACACCTCTCACCTTAAACTTAAGAAACTGGTGACGCTGTTCTATATCCTCTGGCTCTCCCATGACCTCATATTTCTTAGCTCCCAGTCTTATCTGGCTACCGCTTGTAATGTCAGGTCTATACCATGTTTCCACGTTTGCCGTGTCTACTACAGTTAGCTGATCATTAACCACGCTTTCCGTACCCCCATAAGTCTTAAAGCTACAAAAGATGAGCTCACCGCTCTCTGGATATTTTTTTACCGTCCTACCGTTAATAGTTTCATAGGTGGGATTGAATAACTCTACTGGTGTAGTGTATGGCTCACTAGGTCTATAACTCATTCCTCAGCCACCTCCTCAGAGGCATAGGTTAACTGGGCTACTCTCTGATAGAAGTAATCAGAGAGCTTGCCAGCACCACCGTTATAATTCCACAAGTCTGTTACACCTCTGGCAATAACGCCAGCTGACACATCAGACTCAATTACAGCCTTAGACACTCCAGCGTCTGCCATGTAAGCCTTAACCTCATCAATATAAATTTGTAGGGTGGCGTCCTGAAAATTGCCTGTAATACCTAAAGCACTTTTAACCTTGCTTAATGTGTCAGCCATTGTTATTAACCTCCTAAGTTACTTACACTGTAGGCTCGATAGTAAATGTTACAAGTGAGCCAGTGTCTACCGCTTTACCGTCTACAGACATAACCGCTTTTGTAAGCAAGTCCTCTGTATCCCAGTCCTGTTTCTTGCTAATACCCATGTCGTAAATGGTATTGAGCACGTAGTCAGCAAAGTCAAAGACAAACGCTTTATCATCTGCCACATACGGGCTAATTACTACGTCACGACCTAAGAGAGTACGCTCTGGTCTACCAGCTACACCGCTGTTAACACGTGCGATAGGCTGACCAGCCTGATCTACCATAGCTACAAATTTCATGAATGTCTTTTTATTCATGCACCACTTAGAGCTTGTCTCGTACTCTACAGGAATAGCACCCTCTACCTCGCATAACTTAGCGTAAGTAGCACCGCCTGTAATAGCCTGACCCTCTGGAGCTGTTTCTGTTAAGATACCTTTAGGCTGTCCTGAGCCTGTACCGTTAATAACAGCGTCCTCTACTGCGTATGTCATAGCCTTAGCTACGTTTTCTACAAACTTAGCTTCGAAAGCTGACAGAGCCATAGTGCCGACTTCCATAGACATGGAAATCTCACAGCGTAACTTAAAGTAAGAGAATGTAATCTTACCAGTTGTCTTTTTCTGACGGTCAGAACCCGCACCCTCAGAAACCCATGTAGCTACAGGCTTAACTGAGCTTGTCGGAATTTCTACGCCAGCTTTGTAAGAAGTCTTAGTAATAAGCGGTAAAATCATACCCACATTGTCAAACTTCTCAATAATTTTGTTTACTAACTGAGTCGGAATAACAGCCCCTACATCACCTGTAACAGTGCTCTGGTTTTCTCTCAGCTCAGTTGGAATAGCTGTACCTCTGAGTACATACTCCATAAATGCGTTACGGTATTTAAGGTCACCCTCTGCCTGAGCTGGTGTCTGACCACTCACAGCATAAGCACCCACTACCTGAGCGTTACGTAACTGGGCGTCAGCTGGTACTACAGAACGGCTTGCCTGATCAGCTCCAGCGTCAGCACCGTCACCGTCTCCCTCACCGTCTAACTCGGCTAACATTTCCTCAGCCTCTTTGATTTCCTCGGCAACCTTTTTAAGTGTTTCACCGATTGATCTTACCTCTGCCAAGTCCTGAGACTCATCAGAGCGTTTCTGTAAGTCTGTCATTTCCTGTTTCTTTCTTGCGATTAAAGCTAAAAGTTTCTTTTTCATGGTTTTTACCTCCTGTTTGTTCGGTCTTGATTTCAAGACTTTTTAGTTAAAAAAATTTTTGTTCTTTGCCTTTGCAAGTTCCAGAGCCTCTTTATCACTCTCCAGTGACCGCCTCTTACTCTCCAGTAAGCTCTTAGCACTCTCCAGTGCCTCTTTGTTTCTTGCGCTTATCTCTGTACTTTCGTAGGCTGGAAACGTCACGGCTGATACTTCAAACACCGTGCCGATTTTCCTAATATGACGTGTTGGGTGTTCTGACTCTAAGCCCTCCCACTCTTCGTCATCTATCGTAAACATGAATGACATACCTGTTATGTCTCCACGTTTGATAGCACTGTATAAATTACGTGCCTCGGTATTATTCTCAGTGTCAAGGTTTACCCTGATACCCATACCGTCTTTATCCACCTCTAATTGCATGGTAGAGTTTTCGTTATTATTACGACTCCTAGCAAGTGGTATCATGCTAGTATCATGGTTAACTAAAAATCTCACGTCTTTAAGGTTA